CCCGCCACTCCGCCATCGACACGTCGGTGTCGAGCAACGCCTTGCGCCAGTCATCCCCGAACGACTGGGCCACGTCCCGGGCAGCGTCGCGGGACTCCTCGAGCGCCTCGCGCATCTGCTCGTGCTGCTTGATCGACGCCTCGATGCTGTCCGCGGTGACACCCTGGCTCGCCGCGAGCTCCTCGCTGGCACCGGCGGCGTCACGGTTGGCGTTCTCCACCCCGACGATCGCGTCGAGGTACCCCGGGACGAGGTTCTCGATCTCCTTCAGCGTGTAGCCAGCGTCCCGCGCGGTCTGGCGGAACAGGTCGTAGCCGGCCGCGGCCTCCTCGATCTGGCCTTCCTGGACCATCGAGGCCAGCGTGGCGTCGAACTGAGCGAACGACTCCGCGGCGAGATCCCAGCTCTGGGTCGCGCCGGGCACCCAGGAGGTGAGCTTCTCGAACCCGCTGGTCTGCATCGCCTCGAGCGCGCTGGCGAGCCCGTCGATCTGGGCGGTGATCTTCAGCGGCCCGGAGAAGGTGCGGGCGTCGCGGGTGAAGATCTCGTCGAGCTTGGGCGCGCCCTTGACGGTGTCGGCGAGGTCGAGGACCGCGGCGCGGGTGCGCTCGAGGCCGGGGGCGGGGTCCTTGTCGCTGTCGATCTGCGCGGCGATGTAGAACGCGGCGGCGAGGCTGGTGGCGAAGCCGAAGGCCTTCCCGAGGCCCATGACCGCCGAACCGGTGGCCCGCGCAGCAGCGGTGGCACGGGGCATGTCCTTCGCGAGCGTCGCCATCGCAGCGCGGGTCTCGATGATGCGAGGAGCGGCGAGGAGGAACGCCCCGGCGGCGAGCGCCCCAGCACCGGACAGGCCCGTCAGCGCGGCGATCGCGAGCTGCACCGGCGCGGGCAGCGACTCGATCATGCGGAGCGCGTCCGCGGTCTCGTTGGCCAGGTCGACCAGGAACCCGCCGCCCTGCGGTCCGACCAGCGGGGTGGTGACAGTGGAGGCGAGGTCGCGCCACGCGGCCTTCACCCGGTCGATCGCGCCGGCGTAGGTCTGCTTGACGTTGTCCGCCGCGCCACCGAACCGCTCCTGCATACCGGCGGCGAGCGCGTCGAGAGCCATGCCGGCGTCGAGCGACCCGGCAGTGATCGCCTCACGGACCTGCGCCCCGGTCATCCCCATCTGGGAGCCGATGAGCTCGGCGGCGTTGATACCGCGCTGACCGAGCTGCATCAGGTCGACCGCGGTGATCTTCGACGCGGCCGAGATCTGACTCATGATGTAGGAGATCTCGGCGATCTGCTGGTTGCTGCCGCCCATCGCGGCGACCGACTGCTGCACGGCGTCGAGGTACGGCAGGACCTTCTGGGTCTCGATGCCGAAGCCGATCATCTGCTGCTGGGCAGAGATGAAGACCTGCTTGGCGAACGGGCTGTTGCGCGCGAACGCGTCGAGCTGGTCCATCTGGGCGTTGGCCTGCTCGGCGCCGCCCAGGAGCGTGGTCATCGCTGCGCGGGAGGTCTGCTGCAGCTGGTTGTATGACACCCCGGTCTTCAGGACCAGTGCGGCGAGACCGGTGATCGCGAGGCCGTACCCGGTGGCGGCCTTGCCGGCGGTGTTCCACGCGTCGGCGTTGTTCTTCGCGGAGGCGGTGACCTCGCGGCCGAGCTGCTGCGCGCTGGTCGCGACACCACGCAGGCCGCCCGTCTGGCGCGCTGTTGAGCGCTCCATCCGGGCGGCCATGTCGTCGGTTGCCTTGCCGACCCGCAGGGCTTCCTGCAGGTACTGCGACGCCGACATCGAGAGGCGTACGACGACCGACCGGGACTCAGCGGACAACGCACACCTCCCTCACGTCAGCGCGGTTTCTTCTCCGGCGGTTCCGGCCGGGCGGTGGTGACGCCGATCTCGAAGGGCTTCAAGGGGCCCTTCGAGTCGGGTCGGGTGTTCACGACCTGCGGACCGACGCGGTACGACACCTGCTCGCCCTTGATGGCAGTGCAGGACTGGCACACGACCTCGGCGTCGTCGGGCTTCGCGAAGAAACCCGACATCCCGGCATGCCACGCGAGCTCCACCGGCACGTGACAGCCCGGGCACTCCATCGCCTCGGCCTGCTCGAGCGCCTCGATGAGCCGGTAGTCGTCGCGCACCCACTCCGGCGACGACACCGCGCGGGTGATGCGGTTCGGGTACTCGGGGTCGTCGTAGAAGTAGTGGGTCTGCCGGACCCGGTCGCCGAGGTAAAGCGTGGGCGGGATCCCCAGCGACCGGGCCTGGATCAGCGTTCGTCGGAGCCCTGCTCCAGCAGGGTCTGCGAGAAGCCGGGCAGTTTTGGGACATCCACCCCGTCCTGGGTGCACGCCGACTGCGCTGCGTTGGCGAGCGCACCAATCTGACCGTCGGCCAGCTTCCCGCGCAGCTGGCGCACCTGGTCCTCGGTGAGCTCGGGCTCGACCGCGCACGCGGCGATCAGCTTGTCGCTGTACGCCGTCCAGCCGGCGCGGTCGTCGGACTTCTTCGGCTGGTGGCGTCGCACGAACGCGGCGTACGCGTCAGAGTCCAGCCCGCGCAGCTTCACGCGCCACGCGTCCTTCCGACGCGCGGCGGCGATCTGGCGCAGACGCTCGGCGACCGCGACCGCGCGGCCCTGCTCAGCGACGGAAGCCTCGGCGTTGACCTCGCCCTTGTAGTTCACCAGCGTGGTGAGCTCCTCGAGCAGTGCCCGCTCCTCGCCGGCGAGGTCGCCGCGGAGGTCGATGGTGACGACCCGCTCGGGGCGCCGCAGGACCCTCAGGACGTCCTCGAACGAGAACGTGCCGGCGGTCTCGGTGAACTCGGGGGTCTCGGGGCGCTGGAACGGGTTGGGCGGGGTGGCGGTGCCAGCGTCAGTGGGGTCGGTGGTGTCGCCGACAGAACGGTCAGACATGGGTGCTCCTGGTGTCGAGGTGTGTCGAGGTGTCGAGGTGTCGAGGTGGTGGCGCTGAGAGGGGGAGGCGGGCGCCTCGACGTCGCCCGCCACCCCCGTTCGAGGAGGCGGCGCTAGGTGCCGCCGTGGGTCACGGCCCAGCAGCGGGCGCGACCGTGATGAAGTCCCACGCCTCCTTGACCTGGGCGGGGACCCGCATCTTGATGTAGCCGCCGGTCGGGCCCGGGCGCCGCGGCGTGTCGGTCTCGATCCGGGCGCCGAGGCGGATCTCGTCGCCGGCCTCCCACGGGTCGTCGGAGTCCTTGCCGGTGAGCCGGGAGTAGACCCACACCGTGGTGAGCTTGACCTTGAGCGCCGCGAACAGCGCGTCGAGGGTCGGGTCCGGGTCGCCGGTCTCGTCGAACTCGCGGAAGATCGTGGCGCCGAACTCGTAGTTCCCGGCGCCGTACGTCGGGGAGTTGTTCTTCTCCCCGACGGCGCGCTCCGCGAACGTCTCGGAGTCGACCGCGCCGAAGGCCCAATCCTCGGCGAGGATGCCCTTCGCGGCCTGGATGCCGGCGGCGAGCTCGGTCACCGTGGGCGAGGACGGGTCCTCCGGCTTGGTGGTGAGGATGGCGATCTTCTCGTGGCCGTCGGCCAGTGAACGCATGACTTACTCCTGGTTCCCCGCGGCGGCCGCGGACTTGGTGCTCGACGGGGTCGTCGAGCTGCTGGTGGTCTTCGCCCCGCTGGTGGGGGTCGAAGTCGTGGCGCCGGCGGTGCCGGCGGTGGTGGCGTCGGGGCCACTGGTCGCGGTGCCCTCGCCGGTGCCTGGGTCGGGGTCGACCGGGGACGGGCGCAGGTCGTCGAGCGGCTCCGAGCCGTCGACGCGGCGGATGCCCTCGCCGAGCACGGGGTGGTCGATGTAGTGGGCGGGGACGCGCTGCGTCTCGCCGGTCGCCTCGACGACGACGGTGACGAACTTCTTCTCGGCCATGGCCGGGTTCCTCTCGGTGGGTGTCACTGGTGGGCGGTGAGCTGGTACTGCAGGGGCGTCCAGAGCCGGGCCGGCTTGACCGTGGTGTCGGGGAAGTACGGGCCGGGGTTGAACCCGGGCGGGGGGCGCAGCGGGCCGCACTTCGCGCCGTCGAGCTGTGGGCGCCACCGGTAGAGGAGGCCGTCGATCCGGTCGACGAGCGCGTCGAGGTCCTCGGCGTCAGCGGCAACCGCGGTGACCTGGATCAGGTGATCGAGCGACACGAACGAGTCGGCGACGTCGCGCTCCCCGGATGCGCCGTCGACACCGGGGGTCCCCGGGGAGGGGTAGAGCACGAAGTACGGCGCGACCGCCGGGTCGCCGGGGCCCCGGGTGGGAGGCCGCTCGTCGGTGGTGCCGTCGAAGCGGCGTCCAACCTGGCCGTAGTAGCCGGTGGCGTGCTCGACGCCGGTGAGGCGATCACGGAGCGCGGCGTTGAGGGCGCGGCGCGAGATCCCTGACATGAAGCGACCTCCGATGTTCCGAACTCGCGGTAGAATCAGGACATGTCGGCTGCGAAGAGGTCCCGCCCGAACCCAGCCGAACTCCGCGAGCTGTACGTCGACCAGGGGCTCAGCGCCGCCGCGATCGGTGCCCGGTACGGCGTCGAGAAGATCACCGCGCTTCGATGGCTCCGAGCCGCAGGGGTGGAGCGCCGGTTCGCCGGCCGGGGGCTTGCGCACAGGGGCGTCGCCGCGCCCTCAGCAGACGACCTGCGTCGCCTCATCCACGAGGAGAACATCGGGCTCATCGGTGTCGCTGAGAAGTACGGCGTCGACTACACCGCGGTCGGTCACTGGCTCGACCGCCACGGCATTGAACGCCCGACCATCTGGCAGACCCGGCGCCGCGGGCAGGTTGTTGTCGAACCGACCGAGGCTGAGCTGCGGGATGGAATCACCCGCGGGGAGACGATCACTGCGATCGCTGAGCAATTCGGGGTGAGCCGCAGGTTGATCCGCGACCGGTGCGTGCGTTACGGCATCGAGGTTGGGCGTGACGGCTGGCATGGCGGCAGGCGTTTCACGTGCGTGGATGGACACCTTGCCCGGTCAACCTATGAGCAGCGAGTCGACGACTGGCTCACCGAGCACGGCCTCGACCACGAGGTCGAACCCGCCTACCCATGGGACCGGCGCTACCGCGCCGACTTCCTAGTCGGTAGCACCTACATCGAGGTCTGGGGCGTCACCAACAACCCGGCGTACGCCGCACGCAAGGCCATGAAGATCGAACGGTGCGCCCAGGAGGGCCTGACGCTCATCCAGGTCAACCACGGACAGTTTGCCAACGGTCGACGCTGGTGGAAGCCGCTAGAGGTTCTCAGTAGCTAGCTGAGCCAGCGCCTCAGTGAACGTCGGTGCTCGACGATCGAAGGCGGGCCCGAGATACGGCTGACCGGGTTGAACACTGGTCCCCCACTCCACGTAGATGCCGTAGTCCACGGTGGGGCCGATCTCGGCTTCGGTGTGCCCGTACCGGCCGTCTCCGGTGGTGGTGGAGGAGATGGACCCGCGGAGCGCTCCGGTGTCGACGGGGGCTAGGACCTTGGCGTCGGCCTCGATGTCGCGGACGGTCTTGCGGAACGCAGCGGCCGCCTTCGCGCCGACGCGCTCGGGTGCCTGGCCGACACGGGCGCCCAGCGCCCGGACCTGGGAGGCGTCGAACTCGATAGTCACGGCGGCCTCCCGGGCGGGTCAGGTGGTGGCGGGCGGTGCTGGGGGTGGGGCGACCAGGGAGCAGAAGAGGTCGCGCTCGAACCGGTGAGATGCGGCGACGACTTCGTGCACGTGGAGGTCGCGGCCGGTGAGCGCGGGGTCGCCGGTGGTGAGGGTGACGATGTGGCCGACCTGCACCTGGTCCGCGGCGGTGTGGCCGAGGGGCAGCGTGACGAGGTAGCCGGCGACGGTGACCTGCTCTTGGCCGGTCTCGACGTCGCGGGCGCGGGAGGTGAGCGCCTGCGCGCGGCACGGGACCTGGGTGGCGTACGGCGTACGCGGGGTCGCGACGTTCCGCTTGAGGGTGTCGCTCCACTGCTGGGTCGTGCCGGGGACGCGGATGCTGCACGCGTCGGGCATGGTCTTCGCGGCGACCGGGGCGTGAGCGGTGTTCCAGTCCTCGGGGAACACGCGGGTGCCGGGGCGGCCCTGGGCGTGACGCGGGCGGGGCATCTCAGAGCACCGGGTACTGGGTGCGCTCGGGGTGCAGCGACCCCTCAAGGTTGACGACGCCGAAGAAGAAAGAGTCCTCGTCGTCGGCGGTCTCGTCCGCAGCCTGGGCGCGCAGTGCGGCGGCGCGGCGGCGCATCGAGTCGGCAAGCTTCGCGCCGTCGGTGGTCACGTCCTGCGTACGCAGCACCTTCGACGCCAGCAGCTGATCGTCGGCGTTCGTGTCGATCGCCTGCGCCGCTGCGAGCTTGACGTTGTCGCCCTCCATGTCGAGGAACGCTTCGATCTCGTCGTCGCTGAACACCCACGGTGCGGCAACGTCGTTGAGGAGGAGGCGGACCTTCCCGGCCGGCTCGCCCAGGTTGTACGTGCTGGCTTCGGACACGGTCCGCCTCCTCTCAACTAGTGGTGAAGGTCAGCTCTGCGGCTGGCCGTACTTCGCGCGGAGCTCGTCGCGACCCAGGGGCTCGCCCTTGTCGTCGACGAGGTCCTTCTCCTCGGCGCCCTGGGTGACGGCGTACGCCGCCCAGTCCTCGCGCGAGGCGTTGCCGGCGGGCTCACCCGACGGCGTGGACGGGGTCTGCTGGCGCTGCCCGCCACCGGTCGGCGTGCTCGTCGACGACGAACGCGAGGACCGGCCCTTCTTCTTCGTGCCCGGGGGCAGCTGGTCGTCGCGCCAGTGCTTGGGCACCGACCCGACAACCTCGTCGGCCTCGTCGACCAGGTCGACGAAGTCCTTCCCCGCGAGCACGTGCGTGCCGTTGCTGTTCTCAGCCATGTGTCCGCCCTCCTCAGGCGCCGGTGTTGTCGGAGCCGTAGGTGAGCACGGGGTCGCCGTGGGCGACGCCCATGATGTGGCGGCCGCGGTACCAGATGGTGTCGTCGTCGAACGACCCACCGGTGACCACGATGTCGCCACCGCCGACCGCGCGGCCCTGGTCCGCCTTGTAGCGGAAGTCGGGCTGCTCGTAGCCGCGGAGCTTCGCGAAGTAGAACGGGGCGCGGCGCGCGGTGCCGGGCTTCGGCATCACGATCCACGACTCACCGAGCTGCTTCTCGTTGACGACGAGGTCGACCTTGCCGCGCAGCGGGTTCGGTGCGTAGGTGAAGCCGCCGTTGCCGTCGGCCATCTGGACCCGGTCGACGTTGAGGATCCGCTCGGCGAGTGTCTCCAGGGCGTATCCGACGACGAGCTGCAGGCGACCAGCCGGGATGATCGTGCCGGTCTTCGGGTCGCGCTTCGTGCGAAGAGAGTTGAGGACCAGCTCGAGGTTCGCTGCGGTCAGCTTCAGCGTGCCGAAGTTGCCGTTGCCGCCGTTGAAGAACCCGGTGTTGAGCGACCCGGTTTCGAGGTTGATCATGAGCCGCAGCCCACGGTCGTCCTCGGTGTCGCGGGCCATCTGCGGGAACGCCTGCGGCACCATCTGGAGCTGCTCGAGGTCGTCGTTCACCTGGGCCTCGAACGACCAGCCGTACAGCAGGCCGGTCTTCTTCGCCTGGATGAACTTCTCGTCCAGCTCGGGGCCCTTGGCGACCGGGTACGCGGTGCGCTCCGGGACGTCCTTGAAGACCTGCGCGCCGAGCTCGAGGGTGGCCAGGGACTTCGGCTTGAAGTCCTTCACCGTGGTCGGGGTGAGGAACTTCCCCCACTGCGTGGGGAGAGCGTCGTAGTTCTGCAGCATCTCGCGGTCGATGAGCATCCCGGAGGCGAACCGTGCGAGGTCGCTGGTGGTCAGCGCCTCGTTCAGCTCCAGTGCCGCGCGAGCCGATCCCTCGCGGTAGTGCGCGATGAGACGGGCCATACCGAGCGCGGCCTCCATGAGGCCGGGCGTCTGCTGCATCCGGCGCCGGTGGGCGGCCGGGGTGGGGCCAGAGGTCTCGGCCGCGATCTGGTCCGCGATCTCGAGAAGGGTGTTCGTCATGGTGGGTCTCCTCAGATCCGGGCGATGCGGACGTTGACCCGGCCCACGGCGCCGCCGGAGTCGGCGGACTTCGTGGCACCGGACGCGACGCCGCGGTCGATGACGGGGACGGTGTGACCGAACAGGGTGTTGTCGGTCGCGGTGGTGGTGAGCGTGTTGTCGCTCTTGATGTAGATCGCGGTGCCGGCCGCGGAGACGGCCTCGGGCACCGGCAGCGAGTAGGTGCCGTCGGGGGCGACCGGGGCGTAGCCCTCGGGGTGGCCCACGGCGCCGTACTTCACGCCGTTGACGGTCTCGGTGCGGTCTCCGTCGACGACGCCGACGATGCCGCCGACCTTGACGGGGTCACCGGAGCGGGTGCCGGCCGGGACGGGCAGGCTGATGGCCGGGGAGTCGCCGGCGAACACGAGGTTCTTCGACATGGCTCAGGCCTCCTTTCCGAGGCCGAGGGCCTCGTCGATGTCGGTGAGGCTGACGGCGCTGCCTCCGGTGGTAGTGGTGCCGCCCATGCCGATGACGCGGCCGGTGCCCTCGGCGACCTTCCGCTTCGCGGCGTGCTCGTCGACGGTGGTGGCGAACGTCTCCTCGTCGAGCTCGCCGGCCTCGGTGAGGGGGAGCTGCGCGAGCAGCCCGACGATCTGCAGGTCGTCGAACTCGACGCCTGCCTCGGTCGCGCGCTCGGTGACGATCTCGCCGGCACGGACGGTGCGGCGCAGCGAGTCGCGCTCGCTCCGGGCCTCGTCGCGCTCACGGATGGCGGTGTCGCGCTCGCTCTCGAGCACGTCCACCCGGCCGGCCCGCTCGACGATGCGGTTGTGCTCCGCCTCGTCGATCTGGATGTTGCCCATGGTGACCTCCTGGTCATCCTCGGTGGTGGTTGTGGTGCTGTCCGACCGGGTGGCCGGGACGTACTTGGTGACGGGCCGGACCTCGGTCCGGTCGCCGGTCAGGGACACCGACAGGTCGTCGTCGGCGACGGTGTAGGTCTGCTGCCAGGTCTTGGAGGGCTCGTCTTCGGCGGAGGCCTCGAACCAGACGGTGGACTCGTCGAAGTCGCGCACCCAGGCGTAGCGGCGGCCGTTGCCGTGCTCGGTGCGTACGGCGTCGGAGAGCTGCTGGCGGCGTTCGTCGGCGGTGGCTTCCTCGACGCCGCGGGCGATCGCGCGGTCGGTGACGGCTTCGGACTCCAGGACGCCCAGGACGTGGCCGCCGCGGCCGGCGCGGGTCACGAAGTCCACGGAGGTGATCGCGGCCAGGCTCTCGACGATCTTGCCGGTGCGGCCCTCGGCTTCGCCGTCGACGAGGTCGGTGGCGGAGCCGCGGATGGACAGGCCGATGTTGGCGGCGAAGTCCTCGTCGAGGAGGAGGTCGCGGTAGGGCGCGAACGGCTTGACCTTGCCGCGGACGCCGCCGATGTCGGGGTCGTAAGTGCCGGCCTCTTTGATGACGGCGCAGAGGTCGCGCACGGATCGGCCGGGGCGGGAGGCGTTCTCGTCGGCGG